GCGGCCATTTGTATTGATTGCCAGATTGCACCAGCAGCAGAGACTGTGCGTTGTGCCATCTGTGCGGAGACTCACCGACAGGCTCAGCGCAAACGGTATGCGGCCAAGCCCGTTAGCCGTGAGTTACGAGCCAAGCGCAAGAGACGTGCAGAGCTGCGCCAATGGTTGGCAGAGCGTGGCGTCAAGTAGTCGCTGCCGTCACGCCCTGCTGCGGACAGATCGTCCCCAGCTCGAGAGTGTAAATGCTACCGTTCGAGTCAATCACCTGGACATCATAGACATAATCCTGCCCTGGCGTGAGCGTGAGGGTCTGGGTAGCGGAGGCGACAAAGGCAAGCTCAATCGACCCGCCGTTCGTCGTGCCATCGATAATCTGCCCTGCCGCGGTCGACGTGCTTGTGATCGAGATTTGGTACTTGGCCGCGGCGTCTGTATCCGTGGCGACCGCCTTCACCGTCCAGTAGGCTTTGCTGATCGTTGCGCCTGATGTCAGGCCCGTATACGTGCGGTGAAGCTCAAAGGTGTCACCCGCTACAAGCTTCCAGATATGCACGCCAATCTTTGTCAGCGGACTTAGCGCAATCGTGCGCTTGTCGCCATCAAGAGTCTGATCATGTGCCACGCTGCACCTCCTCCTCTATTGCGTCTTGGATCTCAGGTGTGAACGGATCGTTGCGCACCAGCTCGGTATCCTTCCGGGGGTACGTGTAAATCAGGTCAGCTTGATCTCGCGTCAACCAACCAGTCTTCACGAATAGCTCCACCTGCCTGATCGTGATCAAGCCATTCTGCCAGCGATTCAATACCAGCCGGTACTGCGGGGTAATCGCTATGTCTGCCATTATGCGCTCTCCTGCGTGTCGAGTAACAAGTCAATCATCAGCTCCGCCGCTTCCAATCGCTCCTCCTGCGACGTAACCACCGGGGGAATAGTCACATCGGGAGGGTCAGGGAAGACCACGCTCTCGGGGTCGGGAAACGTCGTCGTGATATCGCGCAACGCTTGCCGGTACGCGACCCACTCAGCAGGCACGGCTAGACCGGCCTCGGTGAAGCGCAGGACGGCAATATCGGATTCTTCCAATCTCAACTTGCGATAATCCGTAACGCTCGGCCATGACGGCTCGACGGTAATGGCCGATGAAGTGTTACGAAATTGTGTTAAGTATTCCTGAAATGTAATCATTACATTAATGCCTCACCAAGAATGCCAGATTGCCGCAACGGGCCAACTCCAGTGGTAAATTGACCGTAAAAGCGAACCAAGGCTGTACCACTTGACGCACTATGATATGGACATTGCAGATGCGTGTAAAAGTTATATCCTAATTGATTATCCTGTAATGTCGCATACGCTGGCCCAATATCGACGGCATTACTAATTTGCGTGAGATACTGCACGCCTGGTGTGCCTGATGCACCTGCATCATTTCGCAGTATGCCGTTGATTGAAATACCTGCAAGTCCGTACACATTGCCAGTAGTACCATTGGCGTCATAACTATGTGCCGATTGCATGCTAATTGGGTCTTCCACATATCCCAATATCGCTTGAATTCGATTTGCGGCGTCACTGTTTAGCGCACTCCATACATCTCCATTCGGGACACTCGCATATGTCCACAAATTGGCAGTTGGAGCCCTATACATTCGCCGCTTTCGTCGGTTGTTGGCATTCCACACAAAGCGTCTAAGGTCGCTGTCTTCGGTTTGGCCAGCCGTGCCACCAATGCGGATGGTGCCTAAATATCGGCGAGTCGTTGCACCTGACTTTACCAGCACGCCATTTTGATAGGTCAACGATGTTGCGCGTACATTATCATTTGCCCGAATCGATGCGCTCGTCATAGTCGGCGCACCAGAAGATGTGTTCACGAATCCTAACGTAATAGTATACGCACCGGACGACCCACCCGTCGCCGTAACTCGGTATGTGTCATTGATGACGCTGGCATTGGTGCCCGTCGCGCCTTGAATGCAAACGACCGAGCTAGTAGTAAATGGGTTTGACCCCGTGACTGATGAGGGCAGTGTAATCACAGCACTAGCAGCCGCAGAGCAGGCTAACCCTGTTCCTGAATATGATGTATTCGTCCCCCAGGATTCAGCCTCAAGGGCAACCGCACTCCCTGTCCAATACGCAAAAATATCGTAATTGGTGTTTGCCGTAAAACCAGATAGCGACAACGACAACTCTGAAAACGTGCGCACTGTCCATGTTGACGTTCCATCAAATAGCGCAATACCGTTACCCACATAGGGCGTGTAATACAACGTCGTTGCGCCCGTCACATCACTTGTCGTTACAGGTGTGCCAGACGTGAGTGTCAATCGCCCATCGGCTGTTGAGTTAGATCCGCCTCCTCCGCTGCTGGCAGTAATCCACTCTACATCAGTTGCTCCGGTATTGACAGCAAGCACCTTGCCACCGTTGCCTGTATACGATGGCAACAGATTTGACCTTGCGCCACTTGCCGTTGACGATCCCGTGCCACCATCCGCCACGGCAAGATCAGTAATGCCTGTAATAGATCCACCGCTAATGCTGACATTGTTGGCATTTTGTGTGGCAATCGTGCCCAGGCCAAGCGTCGTTCGCTGATCTGCTGCTGTGGCATCATCGAGCAGTGCTTTACCTGCGGTAGTGATATCACCGCCGAGCTTGCTGGTGGACACTGCGCCTGCGGTGATTGTGGTTGTGGTGCTGCCAGCTGGCTTGCTAACGTCGCCAGAAAATGCACTCACCTGAATTGATTGACTGCCGGTAAATTCAATACCACCAGTCACCGAAATTGCTTCTGGATTATCTGTTCCCGCTGTGTCTCTGCCGATCAATCGATCCGTTGCCAATGGAGCCATCTTGCCTAAAGTGACAGCATCATCAGCAATTGTCCAAGTAGATCCTCCACCGCTGACGTTGATGTCACCCTTAGGGCCATCTGTAATAGCACCGCCCACGTTGACGCCTGTTTGATCATCGCTGGCCCAGCTTGCCCCTGGCCCTAAGGTCACCTTAGTAATGGGATAATCCATCCCATTATCATCAAGGTATAACGTGACGGTGTGAGTATCTGTATCGTCGTTGAACAAAATAATTGACTTGATGACTCGTCGAGTACTTGCAGCTGGAGCCGGTAAGATGTCAACCATTGTTGTGCCGTTTAGCGTTGATGGATAAATCCCTTCAACAAATGTTGTTGCTGTCGTGTCTGCATAAGCAACAGTCACAGAGCAATTTGTAGACATTGCGGCCATTGCCATTTTGGCTTGCAGTTTACGAGTTGTCGAATCAAGAACAATTAACATAATGCCTCACGAGATAAACCAAGCATACTTGCGCCCATCAGCGGTATTTGCGCTGCCACCGCCACCAGTCTGCTCTACCCACGACAATACGCCGCCAGTCGTCGAGGATAGCACATAGCCATTAGCTGCAGGATAACTGGCAGGCCACTGGTACAGAGGACTGGTGACAGTGATTGTGGTAGGCGTGCCCTCGATGCCCGTCGAGCTGATCGGGGTAATCCGGATCTGTGTGTTCAACCGTAATGCCGGAATCTCTGCCGCACCTCGGCCAAGGTTATCCGGCACAACGTCAATGACTGGCAACCAGTCAGCATCCCCGGGACGCTTGATCTCAATCCTTGCTGTCTGGCCGCCAACAAAATCGCCAAAGTTGAAGTTGATTCTGCCGCTGTCGATCGTGGTGGCCGTGATTGTGGCCCCCGTCACAGCCGGTGGAGTGCCAGCAATCCACACTGTGCCTGTGTTGAGTCCCACCGTGCGCACGGTCGCCGCGCTGGGGAACTGCTGCTCCGCGTACAGTCGAGCCACGATATTGACGCGGTGGTCTTGGCTGACTTTCAGCTCTTCGATCCGAAACAGCTGATTGCGCTTGCCGACCATGTTGTCGTGCTGCACGCAAATGATATCGCCCTCCTCGAGGAGAAGAGCGTCGCCAGTGGTTTGGAAGCTGCAAAAGAAATCACCGTCACGGTATTTGTACCGCGCCGCTTGCACCAGCCGATCGGCCTGATGATAGTTGTCGACACAAGCCCCGCTGATCTCCAGTTTGTTGACCTTGTTGACGCGATCCTGGTGATCGTAATCGTTCTCTCTAAGCTCGGTCTGCTGGAAGTCCTGGGTCGAGTCCGTGTAGGTGATGGAAAATTGATTGTAGCTTGACTGGCGGCTTCCCAGCGGCCATTTAAACGAGTCCTTGATGATGTTGCTTTGTGCAAGAACGCCGAATGCCTGATCCGCAAACACCCCATGCACGTGAACAGCCTGCTCTGTTGTTCCGTGCGAGTACGTGAGAGCCTGACCGAGGGTCAGCACGCCCAGCTTGGAGCGCAACATAACAATCGTAGGATTGCTTTTCGACCAGACCGCTTCGATGTATCGATTCAATGTCGCGTTGGCATTGATCCGCGCCGTCAACTCTCCTGCTGCCGCGCCGTTGCTCGAGGGGTTGCCGCTGGCGTCATATCCGCCCGCCGTGATCGTCACACCGTCCACCGTGACGATGATCGCCGTGCCATTCTCTGCGCTGTCAATCGTCAGGTAATTCCAGGCTTGCGTGGATGCCGACCCTTCGACAAACGTCGGTGAGTATGCCGTTGCGCCCTGCGTGGCGGTCAACGTGAGAGCATTGCCCGCCGACGAAAACGCGATAGCTTCCACGCTGTGCGTCTCGCTGGTATCCTGACCAGCACCCACAAGCACGTAAAGATGGTTGAGCTGCAACTTTTGCCAGGCCGTTACATCCTCGACCGCGATCGTTGACGCGCCTGGGCTCGTGGCATTGCGCAGATAAGACGAGATCGCGGGCCGCTCGGACTTGATCTGCAATCGCCCATCTGCGCCCGTGATCAGGTATCCCCGGAAAGATGGCAGCAGATGCTTGAACAGAAAGTCCGATACTTTGATTGGCTCTTTCAGATGCCAGTTGCTGGTGTACCGCTTGCGGTAGAAGGTCGTGGGCGTGATCCCTTGCGGAGGATCAAGCGGGTCATAAGCGTTGTACTCTGCACCAAGTTTCTGCGGTCGATTGGCATCGATGGGATTCAGCACATACTTGTAATAAGCCGAATCAAGCACGCCCGTTGATCGATATCGCTTCCAGTCTGTGCCCGCTGTACCTTGCGTTTGATCGTACCAGAACTCTTCACATCCGGAGTCATCGCGCAATGGCTCATTGCAGTATTCCGCAGTCTCGAAGCTGGTCATGTCGTCGATCCATGACTCTTCATAATTCAGAGCACGATCTTCTGTGAGCAGATAGCGCACATGCTCCACAGGATTGTCAGACCAGTCAACCGCATCAAACCCAGCTGCGCCTATCGTCGGGATTTTATTCCACAATACCAGGCCCGCCAGCGTGGGCGCGGGATCGCCCGTGTCGGGATTGTTGCCCTCGATCGTTGCCTCGACATAAGCGCGATGGGAATAATATTCTGTGCCCAACAGCTGACTGTCTGTCGCCTGATCGACGTTGTAACCATATTCGCCCAGATGCTCGTACTTGGTTTGGAACGTAGTGGCCCAGCCTGCCGTGGTATTGCGGACGTCGGCAAATTGCGTGATTGGCCCTTCACCGGCTACAAAATGCCCGTACAAATATTCACCCGTATCGGCATAGAGCACTGGCGTTAGATCAATCTGAGTGCGGCCAAGTCCTAAGGGTACGCTTTGACCGATCGGGACATTATCTGTTGATGTCCATTGCTTGGTTGCGCGACGTGACCCAAAAACTGCGCCAATGCCCGTTGATCGTGAATTGACGCGAAACGAACCAATCACTGCGCGATAACGGAAACCCTGAAACGCCTTCTCATTGCCGTACTCAACGCACTGCGAAAAGCTCTTGTTGCACGTGCTGGCCTGGTTGTATGTCTGGCCCTTCTGAGCCAACGTCTGTCCGGCCAAGCACTCCGCGCCTTTGAACTTCAATGGGCACTTCAGGTCAAACTTGCTGAACGGGATCTCATTCTCGATCGTGCCCAGATCCTGCTTGGCCGTGATTGTGATAGCCGCGTTATCGACGTCACCCGGCTTCTCACATCGTCCAACAAATAGCACTACCGAGTCAGTTGAATATCTCCGACTGACAGTGCGCACCAATACGCGATAGCCCTCAAGCGTGATTGTGTTCAGCCAATCGCTGACAGTCTTGTCGACGTTGCTCAAAGTCATATTGACCGAGTTAAATTTCTCGCCCATGTATCGACTAATGTCGCTCCGGCTGATGGCCTGCTGCTCATACTCCCAGCCGTACCAGACCAATCCAGTTGACGCAAAGCGACGCTCGGCATTGGCGGGAATCAAATCGGTAACTGAAGGCGGGTAAAACTCGAAGAGATCGACCGGAGCCAGGTCTCGATCTGATGCGCGAAGGATCTGATATAGTGTCGGTGAAACTGTCTGCATAATGTCACTCTATCACACGGCCTGTTGAATAATCGTTGCTTGCCTGGACTGCGACCAGTAACGAGTGTGCGGCCCGCGAGTATAGGAGGCATATCGACAATTCAACACGACTTCATCAGTATGCGGTACCGTCATCGAAAACTTGATGCCGCCACTGGTCGAGTCGTAATGTTGATCAAGCATAGCTGCCTGTTCGACCGACAACCCATCCCATTCCACCTCAAACATTCTGACAGGTGCCGTCAATCGCGTGTTGCTGACGCTGACCTGGTTGGCAAATCGCTGTGAATACTCGCGCCAATCCGTGACGGTCTCCTGAAAACGCACCGGGATTGGAGCATTGGCCAATGGTGGCTGTGGCAAAGCTGACGGTGAGGGAAATATC